GGAGACGCAGCAAACAAAGCAAGTGAGGTTGACCTAGTTGGTCGTTATCGTGAGATGTCTATCCACCCTGAGTGTGATATGGCAATCAACGATATTGTAAATGAAGCAATTGCAGGGGATTTAGACGACCATCCAGTTGACATTGAATTAACTAACTTGCAAGTTAGTGACGCAGTAAAAGGTAGAATACGTGAGGAGTTTGAAAACGTACTCTCACTCCTCGATTTTGATAGACGAGCATACGATATCTTCCGTAGATGGTATATCGATGGTCGTCTTTTTTATCATAAGATGATTAATCCTGAGAAACCTCAGGAAGGACTTACGGAATTGAGATACATCGACCCCCGTAAGATTAAAAAGGTCATTGAGTTTGACAAACCTAAAGATAAGTTGTCACCTACTGACCCACAGGAAGCAACACTTGTACCAAAGTCTGTTGAGTATTACATATATGCTCCTAAAGGACTGAAAGGATTTGAGAATCGTGGTATAAAAATTGCACCTGACGCTATATGTTTTGTCCACTCAGGACAATTAGATATGCAGCGTAACCATGTGTTATCACACATGCATAAGAGTATTAAAGCACTCAATCAACTCCGCATGATTGAGGATAGTCTGGTAATTTACCGTCTATCTCGTGCTCCAGAGCGTAGAATTTTCTATATTGATGTAGGAAATCTTCCTAAGCAGAAGGCAGAGCAGTACCTCCGTGAGGTTATGTCTCGTTATAGGAATAAGTTAGTATATAATGCTGACACTGGAGAGATTAGAGACGATAAAAAATTCATGTCTATGCTAGAGGACTTCTGGCTTCCTAGACGTGAGGGTGGAAGAGGCACAGAAATCTCTACACTACCAGGTGGACAGAATTTAGGAGAGTTGGAAGATGTTAAGTACTTCCAGAAGAAGCTTTATCGCTCTCTTAATGTACCAGAGTCACGTTTAGAATCTGATAGTGCATTCAACGTAGGACGTAGTGCAGAAATCACACGTGATGAGGTAAAATTCCAGAAGTTTGTAGTAAGACTTCGTAAAAAGTTTGGCGATTTATTTAATGACCTACTTAAGACTCAGTTAGTCCTCAAGGGTGTACTCAGCCTTGATGAATGGGAAGAGTATAAGGAGCACATTCAATACGATTTTGTTGCTGACAACTACTTTAGTGAGTTGAAAGAGCAAGAGATTATGAATGAGCGTATGGCTCTCGTCGCACAGATGGATCCTTTCGCTGGTAAATACTTCTCGTTAGAGTATATGCGTCGTCAGATACTCAAGCAGACTGACCAAGAGTTTAAGGATATCCAGAAACAGATGGATAAGGAGATTGCTGACGGTAAACTGGTAGATCCAGTGCAAATGCAGCAGTTGGAAGTTGCTCAAATGGAGTTAGCTTTACAACCTCCCGAACCAGATCCTGCGGAACAAGGTATCGATCCCGCAGACTATAAAAAAGGAGATATCTAAATAGTATTATTGACATATATAATTATGCCTACTCAAGTTGCAAGAGATATAGTAAACGCACTGTTTGCAGGACAGAAAGATCTGTCCGATTATGTTGTTCAAGGTATGAATGCTAAGGCATTGGATGCTATTGACGCTAAGAAACAGGACGTAGGAAAGCAGTTATTTAATCCACAGGAAGACGGTCCTGAAAACACCGAGCAACCAGAGGATGCTGCACCACCTGAGGCAACAGCTGAAACAGAAACCGAGGAACCTAAAGATGAAACTGATCAGGGAGGAGATTGAAACCGCCAAAGTAACTATCACCGAAGGTAAGAATGGTAAGAAAAACCATTTTATCGAGGGTGTATTTTTGCAGGGGGAGATCAAAAACCGCAATGGTCGGATGTATCCTATTTCGACGTTGCAGAGAGAAGCTGCTAACTACAGCACTAAGTACATCGACAAAGGTCGTGCCCTTGGTGAGTTAGGTCATCCTGATGGACCTACTATAAATCTTGACCGTGTATCACATCTTATTACATCTCTTAAGCAAGAGGGTAATAATTACGTTGGTAAGGCAAGACTATTAGATACCCCTATGGGTAACATAGCAAAGAATTTGATTGATGAAGGAGTCAAACTGGGTGTTTCATCCCGTGGACTTGGCACAATCAGAGAAGAACGTGGAGTTAAAGTCGTATGTGATGACTTTATGCTCGCCACGGCTGCCGATATAGTGGCAGACCCTTCCGCACCAGACGCTTTTGTGAATGGAATCATGGAAGGAAAGGAATGGATCTATAATAATGGAGCCGTTCAAGAGCAAACAGTAGAGCAAATTAAAAAAAGAATCGATAATGCTGCGATGAATCAGATGGAAGAGGTAAAACTTTCCGCATTTAACCAGTATTTAAAAGGTTTGTAAATATTTGAACTGCTAAATAATCTATAGCAATCGCAATTAAATTACGGAGAACTTCTAATGTCAGAAGAGACTACAAAAACTCTGAATGAATCAAGTGTTACCGCAGGAGCGAAGCCCGCAGAACCCCAAGGAAAGTTGGGACCCGACGGAAGTAGTCTCGCTGGTATCCAAGATTTAGGTGGACCTACACCTTTCAATTCAAAACCAGATGACGATAGTAACAAAATGAAGACTATCGCTGGTGGAAACGCACAATCACCAACCACTAAACCATCTGATGCATCCGCACAGAAGGCAGAATTTAGTGACAAGGGTGACGTTAAAGCAGGACACGAACCAGAAGGTGACGTGATTGCTGAAAATCCTGTAGAAACAGAGCGTGAAGTTATTGAGGTTGACCTCAGTGCTGACGTTGCTGCTCTTACAGAGGGCGAGAACCTATCAGAAGAATTCAAAGAGAAAGCAAAGACTATCTTTGAAGCTGCTGTAGTTTCTAAGCTAAACGAAGAACTTGACCGAATGCATGAAGACTATGCAAAGGTCTTGTCAGAAGAAATTGAGACTGTGAAGACAGAACTTTCTGAGAAAGTTGATGACTATCTAACCTATGCTGTTGGACAGTGGATGGAGAAAAATTCCCTCGCTGTTGAAGCTGGTATTAAGGCAGAGATGGGAGAGTCAGTACTTCACGGACTTAAAAAAGTTTTCGTCGAGAATTACATTGAAATTCCTGACGAGAAGGTTGACCTTGTAGATGATCTACAGAGTCAGCTTAACAACATGGAGTCTAAACTCAACGAGTCTATTGAAGAAAACGTTGGACTTTCTAAGAAAGTTGGCGGCTATATTAAGAATGGGATTGTGACAGAGATTGCTGAGGGACTTAGCCTCTCTCAGAAAGAGAAGCTAGTATCTCTAGCAGAAGCTGTTGAGTTTGAAAATGAAGATACTTTCAAAGAGAAAGTTTCTACACTACGTGAGTCCTATTTCTCTACAAAGCCTGAGAAGACAACTGTCTCTGAGGATGTCCAAGTAGAGAACGCACCAGAAAGCGGTAGTGCTATGGAAGCATATGCACAAGCAATCGCTAGATGGGGCAAATAATCCACAATTTCTATTCTTAAACGGAGTCAGTTAACAAATGTTTAACGCAGAATCACTCCAAGAGAAGTGGAACCCTATTCTTGAGCACTCTGAGCTCGATCCTATTAAGGATACTTATAGAAAAGCGGTTACATCAGTCCTCTTGGAAAACCAAGAAAAGTTTTTGAAAGAAGAGCGTGGTCTCGTAACTGAGGCAGCACCAACCAACTCATTGGGTGGTACAGGTTATTCAGGTGGCAGTACCGCAACAGGTCCTGTAGCAGGTTTTGACCCAGTTCTTATTTCATTAATTCGTCGTAGTATGCCTAAGCTTATTGCTTACGACATTTGCGGAGTTCAACCAATGACAGGTCCTACTGGACTTATCTTTGCAATGAGATCCACAAAAGGCACAAACAGAGATATCAACAACAGTGCAGTTGAAACATTCTTCAACGAAGTTGATACCGAGCATTCATCTGAAAACAGTGCTAATGGTTTAGCATCTAACACTCAGACAGGATCTAACCCAGGTCTACTTGCAGACGCTGCTGGTAACTATACCATCGGTGGTCAAGGTATGACTACTGCTCAGTCTGAAGCATT